CTCCCCCTGCTAACTTCGTCATCTGCCTTCGATACCGTTGGCGTCTGATCCCGTGTCGCTGGTCTTTGGATTCTGCTACTACTCCGCTTGACTCGGATGCGCCCTCTAACCCGTGGCGCTAAGTAGGCTTCGGAGTTCTTCGCGGGTATCCGCTTGGAGTCCGTCGGCCGCCTCATGAGCTGTGCTCTGTGCCGATGTGTGTACTCTACTCCTTTCAGTCCTGAGCGCAACCCCTAATTTCAATTATTTTTAATTTATTTTCAATCGGTGTGCTGGGCTGTCCATATAAGGAGCGGGCGCGTGCGCGAGTAGCATGCCTTGAGGGTGCAAGTCAATAGCTAATATGCTGAAATGCGAATAAAGTTTCTCTGATGTGATGGCATAGGGTGCGGCTAACGTCGCTCACAGGGCGTTTTAGAGGGCTCCTCGAGCGTGTACGGGTTGGCATGGTATGTGCTTACGTCTAATCCTCTACATCCTGTGACTTATTACCACAACGGTGCATGTTGGCATGGCGTGTGCTTGTCCATGTGGCTGACCGCTCGCCTATCCTCGGCGGTTGCCCGAAGGGTCAAGCCCTCGGCAGTTGCCCGCATGGTCAGGCCCTATGGTCTGGCCCTAGCACGTACCCATGAGGTCTAGCCATGCGGTAGCCATGTGGTGAGAGGGCCCCCATAGATTGTCTGGGCGGGTGCCACACCGCACTCCCTCCGTCCACCTTTCCAGCACCCCACAGCCCCGCACCCAAATGGTGCACCGCATGGACCTCACGGCAACCGAACAGCTCCCCAAAAGCCCCACACCCCGCATGGATGCTCGGTCGGAGCTGTAAAGTGACCCACGGGGGGCCTGTTTAGGGCCGTGATCCAGTGTGGTAGGCTCCTCTGTTTGCAAAAAGGAACTTTTGGGTCCCAGTGGGAACTTATCAGTACATTTATAGACCCATTGGAAGCACCATAAAAGCCTTACCAATCAATAGCTTACCTATATAGCCCTACATAGGCGAAATAGGGCCAACTAGACCACTGTGTGACTATATGGATACTTGGTGATAAAGCAGTCTTATGGTGCTAAGAAGGAGGCGTATGGAGCTGGGGAGCCGTCTAGTTGGCTATAAGGGCTACTATGGGCTGGTTTGACAACAGCAGAAATCCATGCTAAACTAAAACCGTACTATAGTAACTATATAGGAACTTAGACGGAAAGGCTTAAGCGACCTCATCCTCTACTACCTAAGCAGAGTGACTCAAGCGATCTCATCTACGGATAACATCTATCGACATCCCTCTGCGAAGCCAACATCATCCAAGTTAAATCCCGCAGGGGACTATAGAGTAGGAGATTTTTAGTGTCTAATAAAGTTGGACGACCGCGTAAGGCGGAATTAGTGTCTACAAAAGATATGACGAAGAGGGAGCAGGCTCAAGCGCTGAAAGACTTTAGAGCGCGTCTACTTCTGAACCCCTCTTCGCCCAAGTTAATAGAGAAGTTGTTTGAGACGGCGTTAGATGACGACCACAAAAACCAAAGTGTCGCCATGAAAATCCTCTCTGATCGTCTTTTACCTGTCGCGGGGTTCACTGCTGACGGTAAGGCCCAGAGTGCGGTCCAGATTAACATCAGCGGCCTAGGGCAACCCGACGCTGGTATCACCATTAACGGAGAGAGTGAGGAGGTAATCGATGACGACGACGCCTAGCCTACGCTACTTTACCGTAGAAGAGTTCGACTGCCAACACACCGGCAACAACCGAATGGACCCTGTGTTTCTAGCTCGTTTAGATGCCCTGAGGGACGCATGTGGATTCCCGTTCCGCATCACCTCAGGCTACAGGGACCCCTCCCATCCAGTGGAAGCAAAGAAGAAGAAAAGCGGCACACACTCACAAGGTATAGCCGCTGACATCGCCGTAGCAGACGCCTCACAGCGCCGTATTCTCGTCGCTCAGGCTCTACGGCTTGGCTTTAATGGTGTAGGAGTAGCGCGTGGCTTTATCCACGTCGATATACGCGAAACTACGCCTGTTCTTTGGCTCTATCACTGATGGCTAACCTCGACCTTTCACTCACCCCTTGGCAGGAGACTGTCTTTAAGGACCCTTCGCGCTTTAAGGTAGTCGCCGCTGGCCGTCGATGCGGTAAGTCGCACCTCGCCGCTGTCTCCCTCATAGTCCACGCACTAAACGGCAAGGCCGGTAAGGTGTTCTACGTCGCTCCTACGCAGGGGATGGCTAGGGATATTATGTGGGACAAACTACACGAGTTAGCGAACGAGATCATCGAAGGGGTGAACGTCAACAACCTCACAATCACCCTCGCTGGCGGCAACGTCATCTATCTGAAGGGTGCTGACCGCCCTGACACCCTCCGTGGTGTCTCTCTGAAGCACTTGGTGCTAGATGAGATGGCGTTTATGAAGTCAGACGTATGGGAGGCTATCCTACGGCCCGCTCTGTCGGATCTGAAGGGCAATGCACTCTTTATAGGTACGCCAGAGGGTCGGAACCACTTCTATGACCTCTGGATGGGTGCCTACAGCGACGTATGGGACGGGTGGAACGCATGGCAGTACACCTCACGCGACAACCCCTTCATGGACCCAGAAGAGATAGACCACGCAGAGCGTACCCTTCCTCGCTGGGCCTATGTACAGGAATACATGGCTTCCTTCGACGCACAAGGGAGTGAATACTTCGATCCTGAGGACTTTAAATACTATGAAGAGAAGTCTACTGGCTTGGCTGGTGATTACTACATTGCTTGTGACCTCGCAGGCTTCGAGAACGATAGGGGCGCTAAAACGAAGAGAAGAGATAATTCAGCAATCGCTATCGTCTTTGTAAGCGACGGAGGCCACTGGTACATAGAAGACATCAAGTATGGACGGTGGACGTTAGACGAGACCGCAGAGACTATCTTTAAGGCTGTAGCAGAGTATAAGCCTGTAGGGGTGGGTATCGAGAAAGGTATTGCACAGCAGGCAGTTATGGGTCCGCTATCGGACATCATGCGCCGTACACACCGTACTTTCCGTATAGAGCTACTCAGCCACGGAAATCAGAAGAAGCAAGACAGAATCCTCTGGGCTTTACAGGGGAGGTTCGAACATGGTAAAATAAGCATTAGACGAGCTGACTGGAATGCGGCCTTTATCGACGAAGCCGCCGCGTTCCCATCTCAGCTTGTACACGACGATTTATTAGATGCTGTGTCTTACGTAGATCAGATGGCTATTATCCCCTATCTGAGCGGTAACGAGATGCAGGACGACTGGGACCCATTCGACGCAGAGGCAGGTTATTAATGAGTGAAGACATATTCAACGGAGAGTTTGACGGCACGTCCTACGAGGGCGAGCTGTCCTCTTGGGTACTCGATAAGTGCCAAGAGTGGAGAGATCACTATGAGGCCAACTACTCAGAGAAGCACGACGAGTACATGCGCCTCTACCGCAACCAGTGGGCCTCTGAGGACAAGGTACGTGACTCTGAGCGATCTAAGCTGATTGCCCCAGCGCTTGCGCAGGCTGTTGAGTCTAACGTAGCTGAGCTAGAAGAGGCTACCTTTGGACGTGGTAAAATCTTTGACATCCGTGACAACTACGGCGACGAAGACGGCTCCGACATTGAATACCTCAAGAACAAGCTCCACGATGACTTCGAGATGGCCCGCATCCGCTCTTCCGTATCTGAGTGTCTTATCAACGCCGCCATCTACGGTACAGGCATTGGTGAACTCGTAATCGAAGAGAAGAAGGTGTACACGCCAGCGACCCGTCCTATGATGGAAGGCGCTATGGCGCAGGTAGGCGTAGAAGAGTCTTACCGCCCTCTCATCAAGATCAACCCAGTACAGCCCCGCAACTTCCTCATCGACCCTAACGCTTCCTCTGTAGATGAGGCTCTTGGCGTGGCTATCGACGAGTACGTCTCACGGCACACCGTAGAGATGCTACAGGAGCAGGGCGTATACAAAGACGATGTACATGTAGGTGACGCCGCTTCTGACGTAGAGATCGAGAACGACCCTCTGCTCGCTAGCCGCCCTACAGGCCGCGTTCGCCTCCTCAAGTATTACGGTTTAGTCCCACGCGGCTACCTGCTTGCCGAAGGTGTAGACGAAGAGGACATGGACGGAGACTCTGAGTACGTCGAGGCCGTTATTGTCATCGCTAACGAAGGTACACTCCTCAAAGCGGACGTAAACCCGTACATGTGCCAAGACCGTCCTATCGTGGCGTTCTCTTGGGATCTAGTCCCCTCTACCTTCTGGGGCCGTGGTGTTTGCGAGAAAGGCTACATGAGTCAGAAGGCGTTAGACACAGAGCTACGCGCACGTATCGACGCACTGGCCCTCACTACCCACCCTATGATCGCTATGGACGCTACACGCATCCCACGCGGCCACAAGATGGAGATAAGGCCAGGAAGGGTCCTCCTAACTAACGGCTCTCCGCAAGAGAGCATCATGCCGTTCAACTTCGGCCAACTCAATCAAGTTAGCTTCGCTCAGGGGCAACAGCTTCAGCAGATGGTCTCACAGGCTACAGGCGCTGGAGAGGCTTCACAGGGTCAGGTACAGAACGATGTCACCGCCGCTGGTATGTCTATGAGCCAAGGCGCTCTCGTTAAGCGACAGAAGCGCACACTGCTGAACTTCCAAGAGAACTTCCTAATCCCACTGGTACGAAAGTCGGCATTCCGCTATATGCAGTTTGACCCTGACAACTACCCAGTACAGGACTACACCTTTGTACCATTCTCATCTCTCGGCGCTATGGCTCGTGAGTACGAAGTGGCACAGCTTTCGCAGATCCTACAGGTTATCCCTGCGGACTCCCCTGCACACGGCGCTGTCATCACTTCTATCATCGATCACCTCAACGTCGGCAACAGAGAAGCAATCGTAGCGGCAGTCGAAGCCGGTAATCAGCCTAATCCGCAAGAGCAACAGATGCAACAGATGAAGATGCAGATTGAGCAGTCTATTGCGCAGGGTCAGGTTCAACTCTTAGGTGCTCAAGCGGCAGAGTCGCAGTCACGAGCTACTAAGTATAACACTGAATCTCAATTGGCTCCTACAGAGCTGACGCTGAAGTACAGCGATCAGAACAACGACGGCAAGCTAGACGCTGACTTCGAGAAACGTGTTAAGACGGCTGAGTTATTGCTGAAGGAAAGGGATATTGCTGTTAAGGAGCGTGGACAGGCCCCACAAGGCCCTCAAATGCCTTCTCAGCAACTTTAACTAGAAACAGGTGCCTTCCATAGGGGTTCTCTTAGAATCCCTTAGAGGGCGTTATACAGCCTCCTACAATATATAAAGTGAGATATATTAATGACTATCAATCTTAAGACGCACGACAACGGCTATTACGGCTATCTGAACCAGCAGGTTAAAGATGAGCTAGGCAGTATGCAGGAGTCAGTGCTTACAGACGATCAGCAAGAGATCCTTAACTATTTCTCTTACGACCCCAACACCGAGATCATCACAACTAACAGGGCTATCGAGACTACGCTTAACTCACTGTACCTCGGTAAACAGCACAAGATGTCATCGGGTGCGGAAAACATCTACTTCACTAACCTAGGAAGTGACATCAACTGGTACCCTATGTGGGCAGGTCTTAAGGACCAAAGCCTTGTAGTCAACCAAGGGCCTGATGGGTACATAGCACCGAGCGGTCGGGTTTACTCAGACATGTTCTCCCTACCTTTAGGAGGCGCACCTGATCCTCTGACATCTATTGGCTATTCCGGTGACAACTACTTCGGTGTTAACATCGCAGGCTTAGGCATCACTACAGTAGCCGCAGAGGAAGTAGCGTCGGACGTAGTTTTAGAGTATCGCATCGTAGTCAACGGAGTACAGGTATACTCACAGACTTTACCTAGAGGTGCTCAACAGCGAGCCTCTGGTACCACTATCTATGTAGGTGATACTATCGAGTGGTTCTTTGACCACCCTGTAGACATCGCGGCAGGTACTACCCTCAACGCTTCCATCAACAAGGTAAGACGTGGAGACGGGACTATAGACAACCCAGACGAAGAGTTAGGAGTTTTTCTAGTACGTCAGGGCGACACTGTTGATCCTAATACAGGTCTGTACCGTTATCAAGCTACGGTCCACAACAGACTGTTTGAAGACAAGGACCTAGAGCTGATCTCTCCATACCTAAAGTATCAGACTATGGACTTCGGCGTAGACGCTACGGGCGTGTCTATCCTCTTACGTGACCTCTCCTTGCCAGCAGGCGAGCAGATGCTCATACCCCACAACATCAACACTCTCGAAGCAGTAGCTAACGGCACTACTATCCAGATCAAAGCTAAGGATGGCGCTAAGGTTATCATAGAAGCTCTGCCAGTCAGCGGCGCTAGCATCGACGGCGTATTCGTAAACTCAGTACTCAACAGCGCAGTCACCGAGCTGAACAACCTGTTCACTAACGGACTGAGCTTCGCATCGCAGGGAAACCCCGTAACAGGCTTAGTACTGAGCGGGAATGATCTGACAGTGACTCTGAGCGACGGCGTTTCCTACACAGCCGACGTAACTACTCTAGGGGTAGACACTAACAACTTCGTAGCGAGCGGGACACTCAATGGTACTGACCTTACGTTGACGATGGAAGATGCTACCACTGTCACTATCGACGCCTCTAGTTTAGCGGTAGATGAGGACACAACGATCACGTTCGGTACGCTGGACCCCAACACTAACATACTGACGCTCAACGCTAGCGACAGCAGTACGGTTACTATTGACGTTTCTTCGTTGGCAGTAGACGAGAACTTGTATGTAGAAGCGGGATCGCTAGACGCTAACGGCATCGACATCAACCTAGACATGAGCGACGGAACCACAGTAGTTGTCCCAGTCGGCTCTTTGGCTATCGACAACAACACTACGATTACAAGTGGTACAGTGTCGGGCACTGACATCCTGTTAAACCTTTCGGATGCTTCGATCATCACTATCGACGCTACCTCTCTGTCTGGCGGTACTGGTACAAGCAACCAAGTAGTCAGCGGTGTCGTATCGGGTTCTGACTTGGTACTAACTATGGCGGACGCGACTACGGTTACTATTGACGCTACTAACATGGTTAACGGTTCAGCCCTTACAGCTACTAATGACTCTTGGTTTATCTCTTACGGAGCTAACGCCAACGAGCCAGTCGGTGCTACCACTATGGGAACCACAACAGTCGGCGGGACTCAGATCAGGCTCCAAGGCCCTTACTACTTCGGTCAGAAGCTGGTACGAGGCGCTGAGTTTAAGTTCAACATCAACTCCGGCAATCAGCTACGGCTGGGTATCTGGGACGGTGCAGAAGTGGCCACAGCATACAACGCTAGCCCCTCTATGGCCGACCCTAGCAACTGGAACACCTGCTTCAGCTACGCTAACGGCTCCGGTAAGTTTACTAACTCAAGCAACACAGACATCTCCACGTACAACGCTAACGGCTACTCTGTAACTAACGGCGCTCC